GCGGTCTTTGTAGTCCAGCGTGTTGAGCGCGTGGTCCCAAATATAGAGGGTGAGTGCTTGCTCGTCGATTCCGTGGTTTTCGAGCAACATCTTTTTTGCCGTATAATCCGCAAAATCTTTTGGTTTCTTCTTAGAGGGGACTGCCTTGAAATTGTTCATGTGATTGTACCAGTCCTCGTCATTTGGCTGGATTTCGAGAGGGGCACCGAGAGCACGTGATGTGACAATTTCGATTTCGGCCATGATGCTACGTACGCCCATGGGTTTGGGTGTTTTTATTGCTATAGGTGAGCTTTCTTCAGCTACGTGTGGGTTTTCTTCAGCTACAGGTGAGCTTTCTTCGGCTATAGATTGAATTAATGGATTAACTTTGGATTGAACCTTTGGTAAGACCTCAGGTCGAACATTTGGCAAGACCTCAGGTCGAACCTTTGGCAAGACATTTGGTAAGACTTCAGGTAAAACCTGTACATTGATGTCCGCCGGAATGCCCAATCGAACCCGCTCATTTTTCACCTGGACCGGTACCATCGAATCAAATACCGATGAATGCGGGTCCGTCACCTCTATCGGTTGGAACAAATAATACTTGTCTCGATTAATGAGCCGCCCAGTTCGCCCATATTTATCGGTAAATGATGCCGTTGGATTCTTAATCAACTCGGTCAAAGCAAAATACAAATTGTATTTCGAAGGAGACCCCAGCATCTTTTCAAGAACATCATAATGTAGGGCAATTTCCCGACCAATGATAGAGGCTATCTTGTCCATCAGTTTTTGAAGAATAAACGAGCTGGGTTTTGTGATTACGGAACCACTTGGCTGTTCCGGCATTTTTTCTTCCGGCAAACACTTGTATTCACAGTCCTCCATGTAATCGCACGCATACGAATTGGGTTTATCCCCCACTTGAAACCATTGCGGTTCCGACATGGTCGATGACTGAATCATCACGCGACCCACTGCGGTCATATTGACATCGGTGAAATTGGTTTGCGAATGATTGAGCACGCAATCGACCGAAATCTGTTTTAGAAGACGTGTTACTTGGCCAATGTTTTGCGCTTTCTTTTCCGCGTATCGATAGACATAGAGGTCCGCTGAGAATAATGATTGTTCAGTGGATTCTGTATCAGAACTACTTGCGGTTGAATCGCCGCTTTTGCTCGTAGCACTTTGGGTCGTAGCACTTTGGGTCGTAGCACTTTGGGTCGCGGCGGCTCCGCCGCCGCTTACCGTCGTAGCACTTAACGCCGCATGTAAATATATCTCCACATTCCTCTCTTCAAACTCTAACCTACAATGACTCTGGTTTCTTACTCCACGCCCCACAATCTGCTCAATTCGATTCAAATTGTACCATGGGTCCAGAATGTGGACCTGGCGCACATATTTGAAATCAAGGCCTTCCGACGCCGCGCGCGAAATCAGGATAACACGCACAAAATCCCCATGTTTGTTCGCCTCTCTTGTAGCATAATTAATATCGTCCGCATTGTTCTGCGAAAAATATTTGTCACCGGACAGAATCATGTACCGAGCCTGGTTGAACTTCTCACCTGGAACCCCCGGCATCATCGTGCGCGCATCAATCGGCAGACTGTCAATAGCTCCCGGTTTAAAAAGAGACGTCGCCATCGCCGACGTTCCAAACCGCGCGAATCCCATTTCCTCTAATGCCAGCGATACCGGAACAATGCCTCCATCAATATACTGGGTATATACAATAATAATACCGCGCGACCTGCGAATACACGAGCAAATATCGGCGATTTTCGAGCTGTATTTCCGCAACTCGGTCTCGTGGAATATGCGCGGTATGCCGTTCTTGTATTCATAATTGTATTTGCGGTATTCGGACGCAGCGTCCTTCTTTTTTTCCACTTTCTCGACAAAGTTCATATTGGCCTGTAATCCCTCTTTGCCGATGAATCCGACCCCACCCGGCAACCGATAAAATGTCATATTCAGCGCCTGTAGAGGCATCTGAAGCTGCGAATAACCGTAGCTTTCGTCGTTCATATCGACTTCATTGTCACCAATGTATTGGCGCACAACCATTTCATACGACTCTTGTTGGTATGGATCCAAGTTGGTATAATAGAGGATATTGGCAATGTCGTCTGCTTGGTTGCCGGCGCGGTCGGCATTATCCGGCGCAAATGCGTCGGGATATATACGGAACGGAAACGTATATGGATTCTCGCCTCGAACATAGGATACATAACCATTCAGTTTTTGCCGCAACAAATCGGGGTTTGTTAAAGCTCCCTCCTTGGTAAATACGTCCTCATATTGTATTGTGGCGCGACGGTCATTGATATTCAGCAAATTACAAATCCAGATGATTTCGCGGGGGGAATTGAACATGGGGGTGGCGGTCATTAATATGATGCGCAGGTTGTCCGCATGTGCCGCAATTTTGAGCAACAGTTTGGCAAGACGTTTGTCCTCTTTGGTACAATTGTGAACCTCATCGATGATTATTAAGCGGTCATTAAATATGCGCTGAATATTTTGGATTTCAAGTTGTTCTTGCTGTTCTTGCTTTTCATCTTCTTCCGACACGGATTCAAATACTTTTTCTTGGATAAAATTGGCAAATTGGAGGTAGCCCATGAAAGCATAACTTGAATTAATGATGGTTTTTGCCTGAGACGCAATTTTTTCACGCGTCATTTTGGCACCAACAGGATTGATTTCGCGAATAAGTTTGTTGCCGATACACGATTTACTGGTCCATGCACCCGTTTCGCCGTCTTGTTCCAGTCTGCTTTCATCAAATAATTGGAGTCGGAAATTGTCCTGGACGTTTGTAGAGGCAATAATTAGGATTCGTTGAGTGATTCCGGCATTTTTCATATGGTCACGCAGCTCTTCGGCAATCCCAATGGCAGAACACGTTTTGCCGGTACCGACGCCGTGGTATATTAATAGCCCTTTATACGGCGTATTGTACGAAATGAATGTTTTCACAAACAATTGGCGGGTATTTAGCTCGAACTCGGGATTGCTACAAATCAGGTCGGATGTTTCCTTTAATTCGCGGGTGATGTCGGCATCGTAGGTGAATGCACTGAACTCGTTTCGTTTGGCGATTTTCTGGTTTAAAAATGGGTCATCCAGAGAGGGATACAAGAAGTCGTTGGTCTTGTCCTCTACAGATTCAGACAAAGTCTTACCCAACTCTACAGATTCAGACAAAGTCTTACCCAACTCCACAGATTCAGACGAAGGTTGGTCCTCCATAAATGATATATCTTCTTCAGACAACTGGTTGTCAATAGGTGGTTTGCTAGAACCATTGTCAATAATTGAAGGCTGATTGTCCCCAGATTTAGCCTCTATGGATTCTGTATTTACAGAGTTGTTTTCAACAGACACCATGGGTGTAGGGGTCTGTAAATCCGGTCGCTTATATTCATCCGCATTTATCAGCTCAAGACGCTTTAGTTCATTATTGACTGTATTTCCACGTGGCGTCAAACTATTAAACACAGATGTAATCGAGTCAAATAAGGAGGGTTTGTCTTTTTTCTTTTGTGTTTGTTTTTTAGCACCTTTTTTTTCCAATTGTCTTCGTTGATATTCTTCATCCGACATACATTCATTATTGTAATTTGCTCGACGGCGTGTCCCGTTTTTACATCGAGGTAATCTGCCGGTTTGTTCCATATATGTATATTATACCAACATACATATATTATTTACTCCCTTAAACACTAAGCCAGCGTTGATGTACAATTTGACAAAACAATATTTACATTTGATAAAATGCGTTTTTTTTCTAAATTATACGGGCGTATTGCGCTCAAACAATCATTGAAAGATTTCCATTCAACTTTGCTAATTTCCAACTTATCTGTATCTGTCATTTTCTCCGTTAGACTTGTATTGTAATCAACATACATTAAAAAATACCGATGTTTGTATGATTTATAATTGGAACCCATGAATATTTCTTCATATGGAGCAATGTTATTGACAATAAATGTCATATTGCGACTTTTAAACCCAGTTTCTTCGTAGAATTCACGTACAGCACAATCAATATCACTTTCGTTGTAGTTTCGTTTTCCCTTTGGAAACCCCCATTCGGGTTCGACCCACGATTGTTGGCATTCATTTATGAGAGATGCCAATGAATAGCTTGGTGTTATAGGTTGGTCGTATTGTGTAAATATATTATTTGATGCGCAATTGGGTTTTCCTTTTTTGCTATTGTCATAATAAATGCCTCGTTTTAACTGGTTGAACTTATCGCGTGAAATCAATTCCTCTGATTTATATCGATTGTCGCTTGAGTCAGTATGAGACCATTTGTTTAACCCCGAAGAGTGTGTATCTGTGGATGAAACATATAAGGTTTTCTTGGCAAACTCTGCAGCATTGGCGGCAGCATCAATTCTTCGCTGGTCTATAAACAACCCGGGAGGCTTATCCAAAGGCTTGTCCGCAGGCTTGTCCGCAGGCTTGTCCGCAGGCTTATCCGCAGGCTTGTCCGCAGGCTTATCCGCAGGCTTATCCGCAGGCTTATCCGCAGGCTTGTCCGCAGGCTTGTCCGCAGGCTTATCCGATTTATCCCACATTTTAGCCCAGACTTCATCAAATGTATGAGTCAATAACATATTTTTTTCTTCCATTGTCATTTGGAATATCATATTCATAATGTAATATTTGTTGTACACCGAATATTTACCGCGAATAAAATCCATTAATCCTAGAGTATCTCGGCGTCGTATCATCAAATATTCAATTGCCCTTGTTTCCGGATGTTTTCGATACGCAATTATTCCATTGCTTATAATCGGCATTTTACACTGATAATATGTGTGTCCGCGTTTTCCACAGTTATTACAGCTCATTTGATTACGTCTACTCTTATTAGAAAAATACTTCTAAATACTATCTTTTAGTATATTAATTGATGTCACAAGCCTCGGCAAAAACATGGGGTCCGCATTATTGGTTTTTTATGATGTCCGTCGCCCTCTCTTATCCCGACTTTCCAAACGAAACAACCCGGCGCAAATATTACGATTTCTTCACAAACTTTTCTTATTTTATTCCAGATCCCGATATGACGAATCGATTTAGTGAAATGTTGGACAAATATCCAATCACGCCCTATTTAGCTAGCAAAGACTCCCTGGTTCGATGGGTCGTATTTATCCACAACAAATACAATGAAATGCTGGGCAAACACGAGATTTCGCTGGATGAAGCGCTGGCCAATTATTATGACCAGTTCATACCAAAGCCAATTTATTTACACCACCAATTGCGAATGCGGCGATACTGGATACATGCGGTATTCATTGTGCTGTGTTTTTGCCTCATCTTTTATCTAGTTTAACTAGTAGTTAAACTACACCATCTAGTTTAGATACACCCATCTAGTGCATCAGCACCATTTTTATACCGACTCGCAATATATAGGATCGATGCGTATCGAATTACTCATTTTGTTAATATCCGGATTATTAATTGCCAACGTATATACGGATGGCAAATACTGGAAACTAATACAAACCAATCAAAAATATTACAAAATGGCGGGAATCGCTCTCGGCGGGTTTATGATCTTTGTCCTTTTTAAGAAGTTCCCCGCAAAGGCGCACGATATCATTCGTGGGTCAAACGAATATCTCAAATACTTACCGGTCGACCGCGAAACCACCTCTATGCTTAGTCCCATTTTGGACTTCACTGCCAAACAAAATATGTTCGGTGATTCCGATGACATGTCGTATCCCATGATATCTGCGCCGGCCGGGTCGATTGACCGCCTGTCGCGGTCTGGTGGGTCCCCGGTCGGACCAAAAGCCACCAAGCGCTCCGTCAGCGAGACCAAGAAGAAGTTCGTCGCCAGCAGTCAAAACTGGAAATGCGGCGACTGCGGCGAACAGCTCTCCGCTTGGTTCGAGGTTGATCATAAGGTCCGTCTTGAATACGGCGGCAGCAACCACATCGACAATTTAGTCGCTCTTTGCCGCGAATGCCATGGCCGCAAAACAACCATGGAGAACCTATAAAAAATAGAGGTATAATATAAATGGCGTTTTGGAACACAACGGGCGGTACAGCCCTCATTGTATTTTTAGTGTTAGCTGGTTTGGGTATAATTTCATTGGTCATATCATATGCCTTTCCGGATACCAACATTTTTGAAAAGGCATACGAGTTTTTTCAGTACATCTACTCAATGATTGGTTCAAACTTTGCGGTGTTTGGGATATTCATATATTTAATTGCAATTTCCTTTTTTTTGAAAAGCAAGCCAAAGATGGATAGTCCTATTTTTTATATTTTGCTCCTGGTCGTCCCTCTATTAGCAAGCGGGTTTTACTTGTTCTCCGAAAAAATATTTGGTTCAGTGACTAATTTGCTCACGTCACTTCGTGACAATTTTTCGATGAAAACAATTTTGTATATTTTATTGGCAATCGTGGGTTTATACGGATTCTATGAAGTATCCAAATCCGCAATCGCAATTAAAACACTCGAATATGGCTCAATTATTATCGCAATTTTAATGGGTATCGTGGCACTCGCAATCGCATTTAGAACAAATCGTGCAGCCATTTACAATATGAAAGGTCTCGGTGGGTTTATTGTCAACCTCATATTATTTATTCCATGTTTGTTATCGGATTTTGTTGAATACTTATATGGCGATTTTGCTACAACCCCCAAGATTGTGTATTTGTTGTTTTTGATCGAGCTCATTCTCATTCTCCTCTATTTATACATTCCAAAAATTATAAAAAGGATGGAAGAAAAGAGAGGCAAAACTATAATTGACAAACCAATTCGCATTAATTTTGAGAATAATGTAACCAATTACATTGATATGCAATCTGAAAAACCGCAGCCAAATGTTCAATCTTTAATGCCAGATAGAGAGATTTCGATTCGTTCACGATTTGCTTTATCGTTGTGGATATATGTTGTCCCGATGCCGCCGAATCATATTCCGTATAACAAACCCGCAAATATACTCGATTTTAATAATCATCCCGCTATATTGTACAACGGAACCGAAAAGAAGTTCACGATTCATTATAATAATGTAGACTCGGATGTCTTCGATGTGCCTCTCGAAAAATGGAATCAGCTTATAGTCAATTATGATAAGGAGACTGTTGATTTATTTTTGAATGGGGTGTTAATAAAAACTCGGATTCGACGTGCTGTGAGTGAATCTTTTAATATTGGCGATATTTTAACTACGGGACAAGAGAATGGCCTCCAGGGCGGCATTGCCAAAGTAGTATATTATGAGCGACCTCTATTGTCTCATGAAATTAATTCTTCTTTTCAGTACGAAAAAAAAATGGTCGGAACTGAATAAATATATCCAACCAACATATAAATGTTTGTTGGACAGTCATTGGAATCCGCTTATCCTATAATTAAAGAGTCCATACCGGCATCGCATTTAGGGTACAAAACCAACAATCGATATGATGGATTTCCGCCTCTTATGAGCGATGGGCGTTCCGTCGTCGCCGGAGCGGGTTCTGAGACGCTTCACCAGAACTCGATTTTGAAACAGATGAACAGCAATTTGGGATCCACCTCCAGTATCAACAATGCCCAATACCGCGAATACATGGTCAAAAATGCCCGCAAAATCATGGAGGCCGACTTTCGCAATGCGAGCAATGATGTGGGGTACTATGAGAGGTTTGCCGACCAGATTCGCCAGGACAATGATGGCTCTGGTGGGCCTTACCTCTATACGAGTGTAGAAGAGAAGGCCCAGCCGCTGGGCTACTCAGAGAGTGACCTGAAGTCGATTTATTTGACGCGGGAGGAGTTGGATGCGCGCAGATCGACGGCGGCATTTAGACCGATATAAAAACATTACATTTTTACAAATTATCACTTGTAAAAATCTTCGCAAATAATATAATGGCGGCATTTTTTGCTTCTGGTTCAATAGTACATGACTTTATTGATACATATATAACTCAGAATCCTACAATTTTAAAAATTGCGGCCAATGACAATGAAATAGTTAATGAGTGGTACACATTAATTCATTTAGAGTCTGGCGCATACGGTACTGTTAGGATTAATAAATCAAGAGAATATGTTGTCAAACAAATGAATATTATAAGACAAATTGAAAAAGGAGAAATGTATGCTATGAATATTATCAGAAATGAAGTGTTAATTTATCATTATATATCACAAAAATGCGAAGGTGTATGTAGTTTTATTGGTTGTTATTATCATAAATCCGCAAGACTATTATACGTTAAAAGTAAATATTGTGGAAAAGATTTGCATACCAAATTATTTGGCGATTTTCATCAACGATTTAATTTTGATACAAAACGTGCTATATTTGGAAAAATTATAGATAATTTAAAATGCTTACACGATAACGGAGTTGTATATCGAGACTTAAAACCAGAAAATATAACTGTATCGGATGATAATACAGTAACATTTATTGATTTTGGACTTAGTTATTTCTGTGGAAATGCGGTTATTTCTGATGAATTAAAAATGAATCAAGACAGAAACATAATTGGTACTAAATTATATGGAGATCCAACTCAACCAATTGCTGATGACGATGAACTAAAAAAAACGGACACATATTCTCTTGGTGTATTATTTATGATGATGTTTTCAGATCCAAAATATTTAGATTTTTTAATAACTTTTTCTGGTACTTCATTTATGTCTAGAGTTGAAAAATTAGATGAAACTAGTCAGAAATCATTTTGGATAGACTTTAATGAAAAAATTAAATTAATATTGGGTGATGGAATTGATAATACAAACTTTTTTGGAGGGTTTGATACCCGATTAACTAGCGCGGATTTACAAAATGCGTTTAATCGACCAATTTCACCAGAATACCATGATGCAGCATTATTATATGATAATAAAATAAGTAGTATAGATAAATCCATTAGTCAAAGAAGTTCAAATAAGAACAAAATTGTAAGTAAGAGAAGTTCAAATAATATCAAAAGTGTAAGTAAGAACAGCAGCGCAAGTAACAGCAGCGCAAGTAACAGCAGCGCAAGTAACAGCAGTTTAAATAAAATATATATACCAAATCAGAATACTATGCCAAATCAGATTATTATGCCTATAGGAATAAGAGGTCAACCCCCTATTTCTTATAGTAATTCTTATTCAAAGAAGGAGGGTGGAAATAATAAAACAAAACGCCATAAGAAAACAAGAAGCCGGAAAACTTATCGGCGCAAATAATATAATGGCAGCATTCGGAGAAACTATTGAAACGTTTTTTATAAACTCGTTTGTTGGTATTCCCAAAATTAAACAGGAGGATGGGTCTGATATGACCAATGAAAAAATGGATCAATTATGGAATACCCCCGATTCACAATTAATTGGTGACGGGATTTCTGGTATAGTTCGTTTATTGAATGGAAAAGCAATCAAAAAAATAGATATTAAAAATTTGATAACATTACGTATAAACCAAAATGTTTTAAAAAATAATATTCAAAGTGAAATCCAGACTTACTATGATATATCCATGCGTTGTTCTGATTTTGTTTGTCCATTTATAGGATATTATTATAATCAAACAACTCGCCAATTGTATATTCAATCTGAATATTGTGGTAAAGAACTATTTTTAATATATGCGGAATCTTATCCTGAACCAAATATTATAGTTGACCATATTTTTCAGATTCTTAAAATTATTCAATGTTTACATAATCACAATTTTGTTCATCGAGATTTAAAGCTTGAAAATTTTACAATAGATACCAATGGTAAAATACGGGTAATTGATTTTGGAACATGCGTTGATTTAAACAAAGATATTGGTAAAACAATAAATAAAGCAGGCACCATTTTATATTTAGCCCCAGAAGTTTTAAAAATTGATGAAATCATAATCACACCTCAATTATTAGCAAGTGATATATTTTCGCTTGGTATAATGTTTTTACATATGGTTGGAGATAGTCAATATATCAACGGGTTAAATCAAGAAAGTTTTGATAATAAATCGTTAATTGATAGAATTACTAGTTTAAGAACCCAACGCGGAATACAATACATAACTGACTTGTGGGCAAATTTTGAAAATAAAATGAAAGACATATTTGGTCTTACATTTAGTGCTAACGATTTTGTAGGTACACCTGCTGAAAGAAAAACAATTGATGAATTGGTAGCATTATTTGAGACAACTCAAAATATATTAACACAACCAAGTATTTTAGTTGACAATTCAAATACAGAGAACAATTCAAATACAGGCAATAATTCAAATACAGGCAATAAACCAAAAGCTACAAAAAGCAATGTTAGTAAAACAAAAATTAAAACTACAGACACGCCAAAACAAAAGGTTGAATTAAAACGTCTTAAAGGGGGTAAACTAACCCGCAATCATAAAGCAAAACCAAGAAGCCGAAAAAATTATCGGCGCAAATAATATAATGCCACCACCAAAACTAAGTATACAGCGAACTTCCGTTCCATTCGACCACCAAATCGAAACATATATCAACCAATTGCCCAAAGATATTCCAAGGTTTGATAATACAATTATACCTACAAAAGCAACATACTTACATCAGGGTTCATATAGCAAAACCTATTTACATAAAACCAATATTATAAAAGAAATTGACTTGCAAGCCCAAATAAATAACCCAGACCCAAAAATTATTAAAAAAATAAAAATCTCGATTCAAAGTGAGATTGCGCATTATTATGCTATATCGGAAATCTGTCCAAATGTTTGTAAAATGTTAGGTTATTCTTATGATAGCATCAATCACAAATTATATATTCACATGGAAAATTGCGGAAAGGATTTGTTTGATATTTATAGTTATATTAATTTTCCAGAAACAATACATTATTTTATTGGGCAAATTATAAGTGCGGTCAAATGCTTACATCAAAATGGGTTTGTACATCGTGATTTAAAACCAGAAAATATAACAGTAAGTGACGACGGAACCATAAAGCTCATTGATTTTGGGATGGCAAGAAGAGACGGTGATATAGTATTTAAATTAGGAACACCTGGATATGTGTCTCCCGAAAATACGCAGCGTGGCGAGTTGTCATTCGATATGTTAAAAGCATCCGATATTTGGTCGCTTGGTGTTACAATTATGTTTATGCTTTTGCCGCGCGCATTAATCAATGAAATTGGACCCAAACTGTCAAATGATATTATTATTGAATTATTTAGTTATAATCCAAAACCAAATACGCCCCTTACATTTATTGGTAGAATGAATACTTTATTTCCAAAAATATACAATTTATTTCCAAAAGATGATGGTGATTTGATAAAAAGAGTATGTTCTCAAGAATTGGTAAAGATATTTGGTCCGTCTATAACATTTGATTCTTTTTTTAGCAATGATTGGACAAAGCGCGCAAGTATTGAAGACCTAAAAACAGCATTTGATAATCAAACATCCGCTATATATGCAGTAAAACCACCATCACATACTACGGTATCATCGCTCACGCAAAAAACAACATCAAAGGGTGGCAAATCGCTACGCAAAAAGAGAGGTTCTAAATTAGCAAAAAATGCAGGTCCCTATAAAAAAACCCGTTCCTCCAGAAAATAACGTGTATTACCAAAATACAAGGTCATGTACAATATTTATTTATGGGTCGACTCGTAGCCCATCAGATAAATATAGTCGGCTTAGTCGTGGCTATTATTTGTTGTCGCTTCCATTATATGTTCGGAACTGCTGCTGACCCCGCAGTTATCTTCAGTTGCGTATTTAATTTTACACATTTGCACATTTTAAATGCGCAATGGTGTAAGCGCAGTTTCTTTATGATTATTACGATTCCATCGTCCCTATAACGTCTGGATGAAATATTTTTTTTAGAATACTAACGCTATTTCGAACGCTCATTTTGATAATTATACAAAAAACTTTACACCCTTGAAGATTTACACCATTGAAGAATTAAAATGAGACATTTTAATTCTCCTATGGCGCGGTATCGGTAACGATTTGAAATAACACCCCGATGGGGTTCCGCTTCGCTTAACCATTTTAAATCTTCACCGGTATAAAACGGACTGTGGTCGGCCTCCCGAACCGTTTTCAATCTCCAAGGGAGCGGTACCTGTGAGGATTTGAAACATAGCACCCCTTCGGGTGCGGTTTTAAATCTTCACCGGTATATATTAATTATTTATTTCAATTTTTTACGCATAAGAACCGGTCATCCAGAAAATAACGTGTTACCAATACATATTTTACCATCCGTAAAATATATACCTAATATTTTGACCATTTATCGTTGTTGAAACTGCTCAACACCAACAACTTGTCTTTGTTGGCCTTCCAGAATTCCACCTTCATATCGAGCTGTCGTTCTTCCGCCGTCTTCGGCACCACGCGATTCTTCTTCGCATTCATGAGCGCCTGGTCAGCATCCGTGATTTGCGGTCGGACTCCATAACAATTGACGCCCAAGCGCACATTGGGATTGGCAAAGTAGCCTCCATTGACACCCGGTCTTCCTAAATCGTGCTCGTGTCCTTTCAATTCTTGAAGCCGCGCCCACGTCGCTTTTTGCGTAGGAAAATACGCGTGCTGGCCCTCGCTCCACCCGTAGCTCGTCCATTCGGCCCCACCCATGTAGGACGCCTCGATTTCATCATACGTCGCCAACCTCGACCCCATCGCCCTGCAAACCGCTTTCGCATCCTCATAATTATAGAGGTTGTTGCTGACATTGAAAACCTCTTCTTTGGGACCCACGGTAGAACCAGATATATCGGTGGCAACCTCCGTCTTCTTGGTTTCAAAAAGACTCGCCCAATCCACGTCGCCAAAAAGCGCCCCCACAATATCAATCTTGAAAATGTATTTGAAAAACTGGATAATCAGCAGCACGGTCAAGAACAAATACGCCTTTGATTCCAAGAATGCAATTGACCATGGTTTCTCACCAGGACCAGTAGGGATTCCAAATAAATAGATTCCAGCCTTAAATAATATTAAAAATCCAATCACCTCTGCGACCGAATAAGCGTTGTCCAAATATTTGCGCGCGGATTCTTTAAAATCTTTCCAAAATGAATCCTGTTTGTCAGCACTGAGTGAAAAATAATACGCAATTCCAATAATAATAAAAATAACGAGTGACACAACATCGACAAATCCGGCTTTTGTATGATGGTCTTCATCGTCAAAAAACATATTCAACACTCCATATATAATAAAATAAATCGCTAAAAATCCAACAGTCAATAGTGTCGTTCCGGAATCAAAATAATTGTCGGCCGGGTCAGGCACTTTTTTTTTATCCGACGACATTCGTATAATACTCCAAGTGAAAATATTATACAGCGAGTCGATAGAATAAACAATAGGCCATTGGAGTAACAATCGACGCGGGATTGTCGATGATGCTTACCCCATTGTCGTCATAGTGGATCCATTTGTTTGCCGCGTCGTTTTTCACAAACGCCGTATAGTGTCCGCCCATCGGTCCACCAATGTGATTACAAACCGCATAGAGGTTGTAATTGTATTTGTCCGCGCGATATCCCTCTACGTAGGAGGATAGATTGAGCCCAGACAGCGGAAAATCAACCAAGTCATTGATGCGATGAATGTGGCGCCCATGGGTTTCAAACCGCTTCAGTGTGATAATGAGCACGGTCGGCAAGTTCCAGAACAATGTGCGTTTTTGAACCACCTCTTTTTGTCCCGTTTTCTCATTGAACCACATGTTGTCGCCCGTGAGCTGCTCCGGCGCCACAAACAAGTTGAAACAATTGGTGAGCGTGGGGGCCGCGCGGTCAATCGGCAAATCGAGAATGAAGAATTGTTCGGGTTTTTGAGAATGAATGAGAGAGGCATTGCCTAAACCCCGGATTTCGGTGACGCTGATTCCGTAAAAAAGGTCCATTATTTCCGAGTATTCTTTCGAGTACATGGAGGACAACATTTCATAGCAATTGACTGCGAGAGTGTCCACGGTCGACTGCGGTTTCCCGCTAATATTCACCTTGACCGATCGCGAAATCGAGTTGTGGAAACAGTTCACGACAAATCGCAAGAACTCGCTCACGTCGTTCTGGGCGTACCCGGTGAATACTTCCACGCCTTTTTTCTGGGCGATTTCGTGGACGGATGATACGAATCGGAGAGGTTTCACGGCGCCGTTGCCCGACCACATCAGCTGAACCAGCGATTTCCATTCGTTAAATATGAGGACGTCGAGTGAGTCGGTATTGGCCGCCATTTTGGTTTGGACCGCGGGTTTGTCAAATACGGCGTGGAGTTCATAGGTATGCGAGAGGGCCTGTAAACACGAATTGAGAAAACACGTATTGCCCAGATTGACAAGCCCAGTAAATCCATTTGCCGTGTATTGTTCTTTGGATATGTTCATTCGATAAAATTATATATAGAGAAACGGCAAAACTCTTTATACTGTTCAATTATATCATGGAAATATCATCGTCGCAACCGCAAAATATGTATACGTTTTTGAGCGACTTACAAAACAACCATCGACGGTATTTACAATTGATGGAAGACGCGGTCGAAATGATACGCGAACAACGTCCCGTGAGAGGTGGATTCCGAAGTAGTTTAGAACAATATCGAGGGACAACGACAACTGCAGCCACGGTGACCCCTACACCCCCTGTTGGGCAGAATGAAGCATTGTCGTTTGAGTTTGTCAGCTTTATGAATCCAGCATCTATTTTGGCGGCAATGAGCGGACAAGCCTCCAATGGCGGAGGAGTGTTGGATATTGATATTTCGAACAATACGACAATCTATGAACAACCCGAGTTGCCGGAACAAGTAACCTGCCCAATAACATTAGAACCAATAGAGATTGGTACGAGTGTTATGAAAATTACACGATGTGGGCACGTGTTTAAAGAAGCAGCACTGAGACGATGGCTTAGACGCGACGGTCGATGTCCTGTTTGTCGAGGAGGATTATAGTTAAGGATTTGCGGCGATCATTGCTGCTAATGCGGCATTATTAATTGCTGGAGGTCCGGGTCCGGGATTTGGACGATTATTTTCCATAGCGGCTAAGGCTGCTATAATAGCAACATTTTCATTTTGAATTGGGGCAGGAGCAGGAGCAGCACCAGGACCAGGACCAGGAGCAGCACCAGGACCAGGAGCACGACGATTATTTTCCATTGCAGCTATTATGGCTGTTATTGCGGCATGTCTTGCTTCCGCTTCACGGTTAACAAGAGGATTTGCTGCTGCTAATCCCGGGTTTGCTACTGCTGCTAATCCCGGGTTTGCTAGTGGTCTAACTGCTGCTACTCCATATTTCGCACGTTGTGTAAGCGTGCTTGATATAATTGACGCATTTATTAGCAAATATCGAATATTGTCATAGGTTTCTTTGTTTTTTTCAGAATATATAAGATTGTATTTTTTCTTATCATTAGCGAATAGGTTCATAAATGATTTAATATCATCATCTGTAATATCCTTGTAACATTTGATTAACAATCCGTTTGAATAAATATTGGTAGAGATTTCATTTACATTTACATTCAAATTAAAATTACTTTTAATATAATTAAAATCATCTTCATAATATTTTATTAAACCAACACTTTGTGGAATAACATCTACACGTAACGCAGCATTAAAAATAGGAGTTGTACGAATATCATCAATATCTGAAATTATTTCATTAAGATCTTTTTTGTCATCATCAACATGGCCAAAATAAATATATACAAGTATTCTTAAACACAATAATTTATTATATAACCCCGTTTTGGTCAATATACGAATAATTTCTCTTGTAAAATTATTATCATCATTATCAATATCTTGTAATAATACTCGATTTAATGCAAACATCTGCATATCCCTTGCGCTGTGATTATACATCATTTTTTGTTTTGATTGTAGTCCATCCACTGGTTTTCCAGTAATTAAATCAATCAAATCACCTTCTTCTCCATTCAACACGGGTAACAAATCCATCATTGAAAAAGATGAATAATGTGGGATTATATTAAATTGTGGATCTCGCAAAACCATTTCCCCATATTCCTTTGATTTAGAGTATGGTTGTTCTTCTATTAAATTATAAATTGGAATACCATTTCGATTTGTCAATCGCATTAGATTAACTAGGGATCCACCCTTTTGTTTTCTTTTGGTTTTTCTTCTATTTTTAATATTTCGTTTTGTTTTTTTAGATACCATATACTATTGTATGACAAAATAACATTTATTTGGGTCGATTAAAATATTTGCGCCGATACCGCGTCATGGCCTTATCCGGCATTCGTCCTTTGAGTGCAATGTTCAGCATCTTGTCATAATCATGGAGCATTTCAATGATAAAATGAATCGAATATACGCCGCATTCCGTGTTTTTCTTCTGGTGCTCTTTCTTCGTCGCGATAAACTTGTATTCGGGGTTCTGACTACGCACCAATTTTACAAATCGCCGGATTTCGGCGGGCACCCCGCCATTGGCACTATCAAAAAACACGATGGTTTTCTTGGGCACGCTGAGGAACATTGAGACCCAATGTGAACCTGGCTCGTCGTGTTTGTCTAAATTAAACACTGCCGCAAATCGCTGTTTGCCTCTCGCAATCGCCTTGGCCAAATCAAACTTACACAACAAATCTTCGACGCATGTTCCGGTCGACTTGTCAATAATGTAGTCATAATCAATCGAGGTTGTTCCTAAATATTCGAAATCTGCGTATTTTTCTTGATATTGTTCCATGACACTATCAATGTCGAGATTGGTTAGCCATTCAAGGGGATTTTTTATCCATTCGGGTGGATGGTCGGGCGCAAAAAGCTGTTTTTGAATGGTGTCGCGCTTCACCTTGTCGTCAATTTCGCCGAGCCAGCACTTCTCATCTTCGCATTGGAGCCGCATTTTGAGCTCGTACCAAATGAGGGCGGGTTTGTCCGCGATAATTGGGTTGGTTGGATGGTCTTTGTTGTATTCGTCGCGCAACAAAAGGAGTGATTCAACGGTCATACATGATCTTTTAATGGGTGTAGAAACCGCTGGATTACAATTGAGTGGTCGGAACTTGCGCGTGCGGACCATTATATATTTGTTTGTCAAATAAGTATTTGACAAATAAGTAACGAATAAAAAACAAAAGCAACTCGATGTGCTTTTCTCATCAGTCGGAGTAAGTCAAAGACTTACTTCTTTGCAACAACCTTCTTGACAACCACCTTCTTAGGCTCGGCCGCAGGAGCGGGAGCAGGGGCTTCAACAACCTTTGGCTCGGGCTTAACAACAACCTCTTCCTCCTCCTCATCACTATCCTCAACCTGAGTAACCGGGGCAGGAGCAGGTGCCTCAACCACCTTCTTCACGATAGAAGCCGGCTTCTTTGCGGGCTCCTTCTCGGGCGCAGGAACATCCTCGGCATCCTCATTGGTATCGTTCTCAATGGCAACGCGCTCCTCACTCGACAAGTTGATGTGGCAAGTTCCAAACACAGTCGCAACCTGCTTGGGCTTCACAACACACTGAACCAGCTTCCAAGTAACACCCCAGCCCTTGCCACCAATCCAGATGCCACCGCATTGGATGACACAGGCAACATTGCTGAGCTTGGGAATCAAATGAGCAGGGGTGATCTCCTCATTCTCACAGGGGAACAAGAGCGCCTTATTCACATCGTAAATCTCGACATTCCATCGCCCCTCCTTCTCATAATAAGGGACCTTGGCACTGATGCTGGGACTCTTGGACATGTCCGCCTTCTTGGTTCCCTTCACCTTGGGGTACTTCAAGGTGGGAAAGAAGGTGTGCTTCAAAATGCCCTTGTCAAGGGTCTCGCCCCACCAGGAATCGGAATTGGCAACGGCGGCATCCAACACCGCATCCTCAAACTGCTTCATCTTATCCAAGAAAGCGTCGGTGTTCTTGTTGGTGTATCCATCACTAGGGAAAGACAGCGAAATGCTGTACTTGCCATCACTGACGCCGGTGTTGGGGTCTACAAAATCACTGACACCCCAGGTGTTCATCATAGGAGTGGTTGTCGCTAATGCGCGACCAGTTTGAGTGCTAATCAAGTTGATAGATTTTCCGCCCTTGTCATTGACCTTGGGGGGCATAAACTTGAATGCGGCGGGAGTCCAGATAGCGTTGTCGAGTACGGGGGATTGGGCAGTAGATGTCATCTTAGTGTATTATTGGGATAATCTTTATATCGATTACAAATATATTTTATATTTTTTCAATTTTTTGGCTCGATGCGGTGTCTGGGGGAAACAATTTACACATGGATTATAGCATAAACATAAAATATAAATAGACCATATATTGCCCATGCTTTCCAAAATGGCGCGACCTCTATTGACCAAAGATGATTTATACGGCGACCTTTATAAAAACCGCGTAGTCGATTTGAAAAATATAGCCAAATATCTCAATTTGCGCATATCGGGCAACAAAACCGAATTGATTGAGCGCATCCTCAAATATCACAAGGAATCGGCAGCGGCGACGCGGATTCAGCGGACAGTCCGCGGCCGATTTGCGCGCACATGGATGATGTTGAAAGGCGGGGCCAAACGCAGCGCCTGTGTGAATGATACGGATTTTTATACAATGGACCCACTCACCGAAATCCCGTTCACCGAATACATCGAATATGCCGACAACGCTGGTGTCCGATATGGCTTCAATATGCGTTCCCTCTATTACTTGCTTTCCAAAATGAAGAAGTTCGACAACCCATATACCCGTGAAGACATGAAACCCGCGCTGGGCGAGCGATTTGTTCGTCTGCTGCGTTTGACCAACCTGGTTTTTCCGGAAAACACCATTGTTGCGCCAGAAGACAATGCGGTCGAAATAATCACGGACCAAGAAGTGAATGAGCGGCGGATGAATGACCTGTTTATCAGCATCGATGCTCTTGGCCATTATACCAGCGTGAGGTGGTTTACTGACCTGCCAACTGCGGGGTTGTTTGCGTTTTTGACGCGCCTCTATTATATTTGGTTGAGGTTGGAACCCGAATTGCGCCAGCGAATATGTCCCGGACCCAATCCTTTTCAATTTGCCGAAACCATCAATATGCGCGACCAAACGTTGGAAGAAAACCGCATGATGATTGTTCGTATGGGGGAATCGCTGATTTGTTCAGATGTCGATGAAGAACATCGTAATTTAGGCGCAATGTATTTTTTGACGGCGCTTACGGTAGTTTCACCGCAGGCGCGGAATCAAATGCCGTGGTTGTATGATAATTTCTTTGTTATGATTGCATAAAACCCCCGAATCTAAAAATGTCAAAAAAAGACGTGTTTCCGCCCGCAAACAACACACGAAAATATAAATGCGCTAAACTACTTAAAAACGAGGTCGTATAGAGTTATATAAAAAGAAATGGTCCGAGCTTCCAAAACTACTTCCACTGCTACTACTACCCCCGCTGTTGTCTCCGTTGCTATTGAGGTCCCCGCTGCCGCCCCCGCCGCAGAGAAGAAGGCCCGCAAGCCCAAGACCGCTGCTGCTGTCGAGGCCGCCGCCCCCGTTGTTGCCCCTGTCGTTGCCCCCGTTGTCGAGACCGCCGCCGCCGAGTCTGAGGCCGTCGTCGACACCTCCTCCAAGTTGGCCGAGTTTGGCGCCAAGATTAACCAGGTTGGCACCTTGTTGGCCTCCATCAAGGCTGACTACAAGGCCCTTGAGAAGTCCATTGCCAAGGACTTGAAGAATGCCAGCAAGTCCAAGAAGTCCAAGAAGTCCTCTGTTCCCAACCCCAACAGACAGGCCTCTGGCTTCGTCAAGCCCTCCGCCGTCAGTGAGGAGCTCCTCAAGTTCTTCGGCAAGGAGGCAGGCACCATGATGTCCCGCGTCGAGGTCAGTAAGGAGATCACCGCTTACATTGAGAAGAACAGTCTCAAGGACAAGGACAATGGCAGACAGATCAACCCTGATGCCAAGCTCACCAAGCTCCTCAAGGTTGGTGAGGGCGAGGTCCTCACCTATTTCAACTTACAGAGATACTTGAAGATCCACTTCATCAAGACTGAGAAGGCTTAAATTGACAAAAAAATAACAACAAACTTTGGTTTATTGTTATTATTCAAATAAATGATTTAAACAGCAAGCACATAATTGTGTATAAATGCAAGACGCAAACAACATTTGGTCATTTGAACCGCCAACTCCTGGCTTTAAAGAGTCGGCCCAAGGCCTTCAACAGTCGGGTCCCGTCCTTGAACATCATTCATCCTCTATAATTCAACACAACGACATGGAATCAGAGGTCAGGCGATACATCCTATCTGCCAAGCCATCCTTGGTGATTTTGACCCCCTGCTACAATAGCTCAATGTACGCCGGATACACGGAGTCGCTCTTGAAAACCATGTTTCTGTGTAAAGACTTGAATATTCCTACAACCATCCATTTCTGTCGAAACGACAGTTTGGTCAGTCGCGCGCGAAACAATCTGATTGCCAAAGCAATGAGTATTCCAGGTTCGACGCATTTTCTATTCATTGACGCCGATATTACCTGGGATCCATATGATATCGTAAAATTGCTGCTTGCTGACAAACCAATTGTTGGCGGAATATACCCAATCAAGAACTACCAATGGGAGAAAATTATGGATAATCCCAACATGATCCGTGATTTGATGGAACGCAAAAAAAAGTCGCAATTAGACAAACTTTTAACAAACGAGGAATATCTTAAGATGAACATGGTGCGATACAATATCAACTATTCATCCAATATGTTGTCGATTCAAAACAATTTAACCAAGGTCAAGCATTTGGCGACCGGGTTTATGATGCTTAAACGCAGCGTGATCGAGACAATGGCGCGCGCGTTCCCGCAAACCAAATACGTGGATGATGTGGGTTTCTTGACGGGCAAGGAGAACGACTACGCATTTGCGTTGTTTGATTGCGGGGTAGAGGAAGGGCATTATTTCTCAGAAGATTGGTTGTTTTGCCATCGTTGGTCAAAAATGGGGGGATCCATCTTTGCCGATGTCAGTATCAATTTGGACCACACGGGTATTGAAACTTATCGCGGGTCGTTTATTTCATCGATTATGTAAATAATAATAATAATACTCGTTCATGTGTTATTATTTTGTGTAATAGGTCGGGACCTTTGGTCCCTTGAAAAAAGGAATATCATCTAGGTTGATGATAACCCTTTTTTCAAAGGAACTGACTAACCAAATAAACCCCACCTTTACCACGCCGAGGTAATCTCCATGATCTCCTCGTGAGTCAACTGGCGCTCCTCATCGTCCGAGTCCTCGAGTAAGTCCGCGTAACGATTTGCCAGACTCTTTGACTGTGGTACAGTCACGGAAACCGGGACCTGTGCTGGGGCATCCGTGTCGCTAATCAAGCACACGCCAGCGGTCAACTTCTGAGACAAGAGCTTCTTGCACTTGTCGTAGGTGTGGTTCTGGCTAGAGCAACTGGTACACACTCTCTTCAAGAGCTCAGGGCAGGTCAAACGGCTGTTTTCGCTGGGGGTCTTGTGGACGAAATGGGTCGTCCACACGGACTCGGGCTTGCCGAGCGAGCGACAATAGGCGCAGCCGGACTTTTTGGCGGTAGTGGTTTGGGTTTGTTTCGACATTTGCTGATTTGTTATACAGGGGGTTTCGTATTTATGTTGTTTCATTTTATCTTTTAAAAAGATTTCAATTTTTTGGAGTGCTCCCGTAGGGAGCACTTCAAAAAGCACTTTGGCCATGAAACTGATTGTTTCATGACCAAACAATTTTTTGATGCCCCGTTAGGGGCATTCAAACAACACTTCAAACTGGCGAAACTTAGCGTTTCGCGTTCAAACAATTTTTTGGCACGCACTCAACGAGTGTGTGCCAAACAACACTTTAAAAATAAAACGTTTAGTTTTATTTTTAAACAATTTTTCAAGGTCAACTCGTAGAGTTGACCTCAAACAACACCCCAAACTGGCAAAACTTAACGTTTTGTCAGTTCAAACAAGTTTTCCCTCTATTGTATATGGCTGGAATCTTTTTGTTCCACCGCGACTTTCGCATAATCGACAATGTTGGATTTTCCGCAGCAACCCGCGAATGCTCAAAGCTGTATCCCATTTTCATATTCACCCCCTCTCAGGTCACCGACGAAAACAAATATAAATCC